AGTTAATGATCCCTCTCGGCGTCAGGTCGTAACTGTCGCGGATGTAGCCTTCCAGGAATTCCTGGCTCTGCTTCTCGGTGCCGAAGCAGTCCACGTGGACGGACACCGGCTCAGCTACGCCAATGGCGTAGGCGATCTGGACCTCGCATTTGTCTGCATAGCCGGCCATTACAATGTCCCGCGCGATCTTCCTGGCGATGTAGGCTCCACTGCGGTCGACCTTCGAGGGATCCTTGCCGCTCATGGCACCGCCCCCAATGTGACCCACGCTTCCATATGTGTCACATGCCAGCTTCCGGCCGGTCACGCCGCAGTCAGCAAAGGGTCCTCCGATAACGAAGCGACCGGTTGGGTTCACCAGCTTTTCAAAGTCCGTGTTCAAGCCGAGCCTCGCGGCGGTCAGCACCATCATGGACTCGATGATGTGGCGGAAGTCACCGGGCTCCACATCCGGGCTGTGCTGGACGGAGCAAAGGAAGGTCGTTATCCTTCCGCTGTCATAGTCGAAACTGACCTGCGCCTTCGCGTCGGCGCGGAACATATGCGAAGGATGCTTCTCCAGAATCCGCAGGAAGTCCGTAGCCAGAACGAAGGGAATCGGCAGGAGCTCAGGTGTTTCGTTGGTAGCGTAGCCATACATCATGCCCTGGTCGCCGGCGCCGCCCTTGTCCACACCCAGCGCGATGTCAGGGGACTGGCGGTCCATGAGGATGTGGATGTCGAAGACGTCCTCCTCGTATCCGAGCCGGTCCAGGCCGATCCGGTCAAACACCCCCTTTACCAACTCCCGATAATCGGGGGTGTAGGAAGACGTAATCTCCCCGGCAATGATGATCTGGTTGCCCTTGATTAGAACCTCGGCTGCCACACGGGCAGTGCGATCATGGGCAAGCACATCCGTGACAATGGCATCTGCGATCTGGTCGCAGATCTTGTCCGGATGGCCGTTGGAAACCTGTTCACAGGTAATTACGTGCATTGTTCACGCTCCTCTTCGGTTTGATGATGGTAGGTCAAAACCTTGGCCTCGGCCAGGTGGTGGCCATGATCAACATCACAGCCACCATCAGCAGGATTGCGTATTCCAATCAGACCTCCTCGACCTCCAGGCCGATCAGGGCAAGCAGTGCGAGCTCGACTTCTTGGACGTCCTCCTCGCAGGTGATCTCCCCCACCTTCCGTTTCAGACTCGCCTTGTCGATGGTGGTGATCTGCTCGGCAAGGGCAGTCAAATCCCGGTCGAGATTGGAATTATTCTCGGAAAGCAATCTCACATGCGTCGGAAGATCCAGTCGGATTTCCTTGGTACGGAGAGGAACGACCGTCACCATGGTAGAGCGAGTATTGAAACTGTCATCGCTGACTACCAGAACCGGCAGAATCCCATTCCTCAAAAAGGACCATTCCTCCCTGTGAAGCTCCGCAAACCACACCTCCATGCGGTGGGGTGTCTGGCGGATTTCACGGGCAAAGCTCATCAGGGTTCGCTGACCCTGTTTTTCTTCGTACAACCGATCATTCTGTCTCGGCATTTGCTTACCTCCTTTTTCGTTACATTAGAAATGAGGGCTGCCCGGTTGGACAGTCCTCATGCCTTTGCGGGCCTCGTTGTCCGCGCTTCGATGGTATTAGAATACCACATTCTTCAAGCTGGCGCTTCTGCGTTTTTGGACATTTTGGCCTTGGGCCGAAAGAAAAGAGGGCTGGACAGTCCTCTT